TTATGGAGAAACTAGTGAATAATAAATGGGTAAAAAATGGGTAGAAAAAGAATACATCCAATAGTCGAAAGAACTCCTGTAGTTCCAAAAGAAAAAGAATTCACCAATAAAGTAAAATTTGGAAAAGGTTTCACATTACCGGAAGTAGAAGGAATAACTTTCAATGTGTATGTTCCAAATGTATTTCGATATAAAAGTATTCAAATAGACTTCGGGGCATGGATACAGATAGATCCAGAAATTGAAGACCACGATATCAACCGTATAGTTAATTTGACAGTTAGAAATTTAAGAAACTATGTAGAACAACTGGCAAAAAAATATCCATTCTTCTATTCAAAATGTATCGTGGATCTCGATACAACCAGAAAACAAAGACTCGAAACTCAGAGTAGACCCCAGTTCCTTAATCTTGATATCACCTTATTTGTAAAAGACATCCAATATGATCGAGATCAGATGGAACCTATAATGAAAAAAGTATCAGAAGATATCGTCTATGATATCCTAGTTGATGAACAAGTATTTAATTTCATCAAGAAAGCTCCGAGGGAATATGATATACTTAGAAAAAATAAATAGAAAATATAATAATTTGAATATGGAAGAATGGTCAACTCAACTTGAAAATGCATTGTAATGAACTTAAATTATACGATGAGTTCTATGTAAAAGAATATCGTTATCTTAGAGGGTTTTGTAAAAGCATAGATCCAAGAGAAGACTATGAGTCATTACTTCACGACTGCTACATAAAATGTAGGGATAGAATAGAAATTAATGGTTACCAAGGAACGGATTATATGAATTTTGTTCGTGTGACGATCATGAACACATTTAAGTCCGAATATCGTAAAAAAAAGAAGAGAATGTCTGTGGACGTGCTGGACAACAATTATTACTCCCACATTGAAGAAATGCTATTACTAGCACAAACACAGAGTGAACAGGATCAAGAAACATACCACGAGAACCAGTGCCTGGTGACATACATTTATGACTTCATCGATAAATATTATGATCCTAAGTCTGTGATGATCTTCAAAACCTACTATTTACTCAAGAGGAAACATCTCAACTACAGACAACTATCTGAGGCGACTGGGTATAGTATGACGGCAGTCAGTAACACTATAAAATGTATTAAAAAAGATTTAAAGGAAAATTTACAAAACTATATATTATATGGAGAAAGAGTTATATTAATATGATAGAACGAGTTAGAATATTACTTGAAAAAGATGTAAATTCATATTGGTCTGAATACATGGAAGTCTACAAAGAAATATATGGATCAAAATGGGTTGGGTGTAAATGTAAATCGGGTAGACTACGAGAAGTCATTCAGGATTACTATAATAAAAATAAAAACTAAATTTATGAAACCAGAACAAGCATTAATTTTGAAATGTTTCCATCAATTACAAAATGGAATGACACCAGTAGATCTTAATGAAGCATACAACGCACTCCCCAATAAAATTATCGGGATCGATACTTCAAATAGAGCTAAAATTCTGGCAATAACCAGGTATGTTATGTTCAATCGTGACGACCTATTAAATACGATAGATATGCCAACAACACTTATTAACGAACAATCTGAAACTGGAAAACAAACTTCAGATATAAAACTTCCATCTCCAGCAAAGAAAGCTGGAAGACCTAAAGGAAAGGGAAAGAAATAATGACCATTCCGGAATTATATAACCTAACCCTTATCCACGAGGCCCTCGTCAAGAACAGTTCTGAGGTAAGTCTCAAGGATATTGACTTTGTTTATAAAAGTCTTCCAACAAAATACAGTCATAAACTGAATAGGAAAGAAAAAATAAAAATGATATTATCTGAATTCGAGAGAATTTCTACTGAGACCCTCCAGAGATATCTGATAGACAAACAGTTAAAAGATGAAGAAAAAAGCAACGAAAGTTGTAGTTAAGAAACAACGATGTGACAAAGTTCAAAGGGATCTTGTATTACTGGAACTTGCAGAGATGATGTTGAAAGGTAGACCTAGGAGTGAAATGGTAGATGTATTAATTAATAAACATAATTACTCTATCAATACTACGGGGGATCTAATTTCAGACGCAATGAAAGTTGCGGCAAAACAATTTAGTACCGAGGAAATAGATCTTGCTAAGAGACAGATAAAACAATTATCAGAAGATATAATGTTTGATAAAGAAGAGTTCTCAATGAGCCGTCTCAAGGCAGCAGAATTACTGGCAAAACTTATGCGTGCATTTCAACCAGAAGTAGCCATCCAAAATAACACAGTTAATAACTTGAATTTCAAGGACATGAGTCTTCAGGAATTGAAGGAATTATTAAATGTCAAAAACTAAAGCAAACGAAAATGGAGCTTACTCCAGAACAGAAGCAGGATATTCGTAGACAAATTGAGTCGGAAATTTATCGTAGGTCTTTCTATGAGTTTGTTCAAGTTGCGGTAAAAGTTCTGGAACCCAGTACAGACTTTAAATGGAATTGGAATATTGAATACCTATGTAATGTTGCTCAGGAACAGATAGAGAATGTTGGTAAAGGTATCCCAAAGGAAAAAGACTACATCATTAATCTTTGTCCAAGAAGTATGAAGTCCCTCATATGGTCTATATGTCTCAACGCCTGGGCTTGGATCGACTACCCGCATCTGAAATTTATGACTATCTCATACTCAGATATACTAGCAAGTACATTCGGGTATAAAACAAGACTACTAATTACAAGTGAGTGGTACACAAGTCATTACGGAAATATATATACAATTAATTCGGATGATAACAGAAAGACATCATATAGTAATTCCAAGGGTGGGACTAGAGAAAGTTATGGAACTCATGGGTCAGTAACTGGTGCGGGAGCGGACATAATAATTATCGATGATGTACAGAAGACAAATGAGATATCGGAACTGAAATTAAAGAATGTTATAGAGACATATCGAGATGTAATATTCAATAGGTTAAATGATCCTGTGGTTGGAATAAGGTTTATAATCGGACAGCGTACAGATGAATCCGACCTATGTGGACATTTATTACTTACTCAGCCAGGACAATATAACCACATATGTATTCCAATGGAAGATACCGGGATTGTATCTCCGATAGAATTAAAAGAAAAATATATTGATGGACTACTATGGCCTGACAGATTTAATAAGAAAGTATGTCAGGAATATAGGTTAAATTTAGGAAGTCGAACTTATCAAACACAATATCAACAGTCTCCAAGTAGTAATGAGGGTACGATAATAAAAAGAGACTGGTTCCCAGTTGTTGAATACGACACTCAGACTATGAGTAATATCAATTGGGAAATATTTATTGACTCAGCGTATACCAGTGATATAAAGAATGACGCGTCCGCTATTCTTGTTGCAGGAAAATTTGGTAATAATATCTTAATTAAAAAAGTATATACATTTTATCTGGAGTTCCCCGAATTATGTCGTAAGATACAGGAAATTTCAACTCAAATTAATAGTGGAGGTAGAATATGGATCGAGCCTAAAGCTAGTGGGAAATCTATTGTTCAACAATTGAAGAAAGAAACCAGTCTTAATGTGGTTGAACTATCTTCTCCAAAGGATGGAAAGTTCGTAAGGGTAAATTCTATCACCGCAAAATTAGAGTCGAAGAGATGTATGTTACTCAAGGATGCCAGTAATTCATTATTTTTACAACAGGTTACCGCATTTCCATATAGTAAAGCGGATGATATTGTGGATGTTATGTATTATGCGGTTGACAAATATTTAAATAGTGGTAATAGTGCGCCAATTTATAGATAAAAGGTCCACTAGAATAAAAGGTCCAGCAGAATTAAAAAGTAAAAAATAAATAAAGAATTTATCAAGATGAAGACAATTAAATTTAACGACAAGGATTACCAGGTACCCGAAAATTGGGGAGAGGTAACTATAAAGATGGTGGTTGATGTTGATGACTATAGTCAAATTGTCCCCGACGCACCAATTATCTCCATCATATGTGGGTATACTGGTATCCCGATGGAGGAATTAAAATCCGGTAATGTACCCGAAGTTCAGAACATAATGTCCATTATGGAATTTATCTACCACGAATACCAACCAGAAATAACCAATTCATTCACATATTTTGGTAAGACATATAGTTGTAACGCTGACATTGTGGAACAGAAATTTGAGGACTGGGTGAGTATCCAAACAATACTTCATAACTATAAGGATGCACCAGTAAGAGGACTGTCTAGGATGATAGCAGTATTATGTAAGAAAGAAAGTGAAACCCTGGATAGTATCAATTTGGATGAACGAGCAAGGATGTTTGACGAGTTACCAATAACTGATGCGAAGAACATTGAGGGTTTTTTTTTGACCAGTCTAAACGCTTACAACAATTTTACCCGACTGTCTTCGGTGTTGGAACATCAAGACATATTAATCCAAGCCAAATTGACAGAATTAAGCAATATAATGAAAGCACGAAAGGCGGAGAGTGGTATATCTTTGCTTACGAAATTGCGGATTGGGTATTACCAAATTTATCTCTGGTATATAAAAAGTCTGTTGGGGAGATATTTCAATTTTACTCCTACAAAACGCTCAAAGAAAACCTCAAATACGATCTGGAAGAAATTGCGTATAAGCAGTCTCAGAAGAAATAAATTAACTAAATAAGAATTTCGTTATATTCATATAATGATATGAAATATGACTATCCAAAATTTAGTTGACACCTGTAAGGATATTGCTCTCAATAAACTAGATTGTAAGAGTTTCTACATAGGGAATACCTTTGATATGTCACTGGGTAAAGGTGATAAATATCCAAACTGTTGGTTCGAGATGCCAGTCCTAGTTGACTATAACACCGTAAACAAACTTACCAAGACATTTACTTTCAGTATTGACTTCTTGGAATTACCCAAATCCGATAATACCGATGATGAGATCCTAAAGATATCCGAGTGTGAAGTCCTTGCCGATAAATTCCTGTACTATCTAAAACGAGATCCAGATTATAAATTAATGGATATCCCAACAGGGTTAAGTGTTAAGACCATCAACGCGGATAACGCATGTGGAATAAGACTCGATATTAAACTTTACTCAAATAGAGAATGTCTGTAATAGCTGTAGATATAAATAAAGAAATTCTAAAGGAATTAACTGCTGCCTGTGACCAGATATTAATTATCTATAAGTTGGGTAAGACAGACCTTATTGATAGTATTGAATGGACTTACAAGGACAATGCGTGGATACTAGTAGCCAATAACTATTTCAAATGGGTTGACTCAGGGAGAAGACCGAGGGTTAAGAAAGTTCCAGTTGAGGCATTGATAAAGTGGATAAAGAAGAAAAATATTAGACCAAGACCCGGGCAAACAATAAACTCTTTGGCGTTCGCAATCCAGAATAGTATCTACAAGATAGGAATTAAAGCAAAGAAATTTATCGACCCGATGATCGGTGCGTCATTGGATATTATCAGTGAATACATAAGTGAAGATCTGAGTGTACAAATATCGGATCAAATAGCAACTGACCTAACAGTTACAATAGGAAATAAATAAATTAATAATTATGGCAGAAACTTATATAGTATGTAGTGGAGCAACTTCAGTAGAAATAAGTGTCGAACTAGCTCCGGCTGGCGGATGTAATTTATCTGAGCAATATTGGTTGGGTGGAAAATTATATAATATATACAACCAAGTAATTGATGTTACATTAGATGTTGCAGCCGCAGAAGAATTCTTTATTGAATATACCTGTGTACAACAGTATTCAATTATTATCAATGGAATATTACAACCTGGGTTTCCATATACATATGATGTACCAGTACAAATTACCATACCCGCGGGTGTAACTACATACCAATTTGACCATGAGTGTTTAAAAGTTATTGAACAGGGAAATACCCAATGGGCTTACGATACTGATACAAGTGAATTAGTACTCCTTCCTCAACAAGACGAGCCAGTATGTTACACCCCTCCTGCTTGTCATTTATCAGTTACTGGCTCCACAGCAACATCTCCATCAATTAGAGGTGGTTCAGATGGACAAATTTATGCTGGAGTAAGTGGAGCTACTGGAACAACAATAAATTGGTTTTTAAATGGGGTGTCTCAAACTGGAACTACTCGTACTCATGTATTTTCGGGACTTACTGCAGGAATATATTATGTTCGTTCTGTTGAGGGGATATGTTCTTCACAGGTACAAGTACAAATATTCGATGGTGAATTTAGAACCTCAGACTTTCAAACCATATCCCCAACCGATAAAATTGTTGCGGTTGAAAATCCTATTATCTTAAATGTAAATACTAGTACCAACTCAGTTAATCCGTTGGTAAGTATTAACGAGTTTAGAGTAACTGGAACTATAAGTGATGTCGTGGTTGTATTCAACCTTGTATATCCATATGTATATACCGCTGAGTTTAGAAGTAAAGAATACCCAGACAGAAGTACATATTTTCTTGAAAGTATTTTATCAGATGAAATTGGTAATCCAGTTGGAACGAATTCCGGGGAAGAAATTACCACAAGTTTTTCAGAAGTATTACAGAAAGATCCAATTATATCTAGGTTATATTATATCTCATCTTCAGGAAGTACAATTACTTTAAGGTCGAAAGAAACTGGGAATATGTATGATCTAAGTACAAGTAATGTAACAATTACTGGGTCTAATTTAACCCTTACAAATACTCAGGGTGGGGTAACTGAATTCGATGGTGCTCTGGTTTCAAATTATAGTATCTATACTGAATTATTTGTTGATGAAGAACTGAAATATGGGGACACTCCAAACCCAGTAAATTACAAACGTGTGCTTGAACTAGAACTTCCATACAATAAAACTAACCAGCATCAATTTGACTTGAGTTCATCGTTGAAAAATTTTGTTAACACTTCAAAATTCGACTTTAATTTCACTGGTGCAACATATCTTGCGGACATGATGTGTAGTTATTACCTCAAATATGGTGAAAAATATCCTCTAGTTCCAAATAGTAATACAAAGAAAAAGAGATATAAAGGTATTACATCATATGGGTGGGTAATTAATTCCGCATTGAATTTTGAGGATAGTAATACTATGGAGTCATATAGAGGTCTTTCAGGGACGACTTGGAGATATGATACTCCATTCTTAAATACCGCTCCCAATACAAAATATTCCCACAGGGACAGTGATGAACTTTATTATGTTGTAATTCCAAAAAATTATGGGTTTGCAATGGCTGTAAGGGGTAATATCTATATGTACGATGGTACAACTTATTCTAATGTAAATTTCTTCTCAATACCAACAACTACATTAAATAATTTTGGTGGAGTATGTTGTTTAAATATGGGATACAATAAATTAGGACTATCGTCTTATGAAACATCCGGTAATAAAATAAGAAAAGTAGAATTCTGGATCCGTCATGTACATATCAGTCCATTATACACGGAGAAAAAATCCTACTTATTGGAAATTGACGAACAACCATCTTACTTCAATGTAGCGTTCCTTAGTAAACTTGGGACATATGAAACATTTTCATTCGTTGGTGAGCGTCAGGAACAGCAGGAAATATCCAGAAGTTCATACCAGAAACCATATCCAATTAGTGATGATGGTAGTGCGGGTCTGGGCTTCCAATATAACTCAATTTTCAATACTATGTTCACAAAAACATATGTTGTAAATACTGGAATTATATCTGAGGATGTTTATTATTATCTGATGGGGTTACTCCAAAGTAATAAAATTTATAACTATACTGATGTACATCAAAATTATATTACCGTTATTGGACAGACTGCTACTAAATCTAGCAACGAAAACCAGTATTCTATTCAGTTAATATTTAGAGAAACAATTTCAGAGAACAACATAAGTACTTAATATATAGATAGATGTCTACAATATCAAATATAAGAATTTTAACAGAACTTGGTGAACTCATATACAAGGAGGTGAATGATCTTAATCTTTCATTTTCCAGAATTGTGGATGACTTCACTGATATCAGCAATAAGTACGGGGACTTTTCCTATGACTTTAACTTACCAATAATAAAAGAGAATTCTCTAATATTTGGGAGTCCTGAGTCCATTGGTAGCAAGAATTATTTCATGAGAAATAGAAATATCGGTTGTCAGGTATATAATAACCAGCAATTGATATTGGATGGGTTAATTAATTTGGAATCCGTAACTACGGATACATACAAATGTAAATTCTATTCAAAGTTTAAGGAACTGGTTGATACTATCAATGGGACTACTGCTACTGGGGATAAAAAGACATTGAAGGACTTAAATTTTCCTACGATAATTAACTGGGATTATGAAAGTAGTATCATTACCCATATCAACGCAAACTATAAGAATAGTGATGAGACTTTCTATCAATATCCACTCAGTTTTTACAGTACGCATTATACCGAGAACGCAGTATATACTGGGAAGTTAAGTATGGATGGTAGTACATTTACATCGGATAACACCAAACAGAATTATTATCACTTATTGAATACTGTTGAGACTACCCGTAAGAACAGGTTTTATTTTCATCAATTACCTCCAGCACTATATCTGGTATCAATTGTAAAACAAATTATCAATGATGCGGGATGGAGTCTTGGTGGACAATTCTTCAATGATGATAATATCAAGAGAATTATTTATCTATTTAGTGGAACGGACGATATATATGACCAGGCAATTAGCGGGGATACTGCTTATGGAAGTGCTCCACTTAATTTAAATATGGGTAAATTCCTTCCGGATATGTCACAGGGTGAATTCCTGAAAGGAGTAATGAATTACTTCAACCTATACTTTAGAATTGATGCAGGTAATAAAATAATTGAATTTGAAACATACGATACTTACTTTAAAAAGACGGATGAAATAGATCCATATGACATAACCTATAAGGTTGATAGAAGTACATCTACATTTAATAGTTCATATTTTAGTAGTAACAATCCATCGGTACTATTTAAACCCGCATTGAATAGGAAAGTATTTGGAGATAATAAAGTTATGAGGTTCGATACGAATAACCCCACAACTGGACTATGGTATAGTGTTAGTAATAAAACATTTAACCAGACATTTAATAGGGTAGGGTTTGTTGAACAGTCGAATGTAAACTTAAATAACTATGTAAGTACTGTCACCAAGATAGATCTTCCATTTAGTGAACCTACTATTAAGAAACATTATATTTGGAATGACTATAATAGTGCTGGTAGTTATACCAGTGCCGGGATGCAAGTTTTTTATTTACCGATACTTTCGAAACAAACTCCACAGGATAATAATTCTGTAAAATTTAATAAGGCGGACGCCGACACATACTTGATGAACAATGAGAGTACCATTAAATTCCAAGGAGATGGTTCTTTGATGTATTATTATGGCCCGAGTACTACTGACTTCGAGAATGTAATTTCAAGAGGACCCCTAGCGAATTATTTATTCTTCAGTATGTATACTGGTTCAACTAGATTTTCAGTTCCAATTCCAATAGTAAGCCCATTCCAGTTATTATCATACAGGACAGTAATTACGGATTGGTTATCTCAGGTTAATACAGATAATATTGAGGACAGAAGAACACCAGTAGCGTCATATCTCCAAGCCCTGTGGCAGATGATGGGGAATAGTACTGGAGTTACCGAGTCATTATGTACCGACTTTTCTCTAGTATTTGATGATAACGGGTATTTCCATGAGACACTTTGGTCTAGGTTTCACAAATATAAATGGGATCGTTATCAAAATTCAGAATTAGTTACTGCCGACATGTTGATGACGAGTTATGACTGGAATGAAATGCAGATAAACCGTCCTTTGTTATATAGAGGAGAACTATATTCACTGGTGGAAATTCAGGGTTTCAATCCGGTGACTCAGAGAGCAACAATAAAAATTATTAAAAAGTATTAACAATGGCGACACGCACGGCTCAAATTATAATTCAGGTAGATGATAAGTCATTAATTGCGTTAAACAACGAAATTAAGGCAATGGAAACATCCATGAAGGGTCTCAAGATTGGGACTACTGAATGGGTGGCACAGAACCAGAAATTAGGTGACCTTAAAAATAAATTTAAGGACGCGACCGATGAAGCAAAAAAATTACAGAATGTTGTTCAAAAAGTAAGTGGCGACCAACAGTTAAAAGCAATAGTAAAACTTGGACAGGGTATGGTTGGAGCATTTGCTGCTGTGAATGGTGCCGTAACATTACTTGGTGGAAGTTCAGAAACATTTGATAAAATTACAGCCAAAGCTGCAAGTTTTCTTGCTGTGATGCAAGGACTCAATGCGATATCTGAATTATTCTCCGCAACCAATATGAAAGGACTGAAAGCCGTTGGAGTTGGGTTTGGACAATTGGTTACAACTGTTAAGGCAAGTTCATTGGCTATGAAGACTGCATTGATATCAACAGGAGTCGGAGCTTTAGTTGTGGGTATTGGGTTGCTTATTTCTAATTGGGAGAAAATAAAAGACTTAATAACTGGTACCAGTAAAAAAGAAGAAGAAGCAAATGAAAACTCAAGAAAGTTTAATGAGGAATCCGCTAAGAACCTTCAAAATTTAAATAAGTTTTATTCAGAAAGACTCAATTTAATTAAAGAAATAAATTTCGCGCTTGGTACTGATGCTCTGACCACTGAACAAACTGCAAAGTTAACTGAAGATAGTATTAAAACACAGATAGAAGAATATAAAAAATTAATTGCCGTTAAACAATTATCAATTGAAGATCCTAAGAAAAAGAAAGAAAATTTATCTCTTGATAAAGAAATATTGGTAAACCAAGAAAAAATTAATAGGCTTAAAAATAATACGGATAATCTTTCGGTATCAATTGTAAAACAAGCAAGAACTGAATTACAACTTGCTCAAGAAAAAAGAATATTAAACAACGAATCCACTATAGCCGATAATGTTGAATTGGTGTTATTAAGACAAAAGTTAGTTTATTTTGAAAAATTCGTTGCTGAAAGATTGAGATATAATGAGTCCGAAAAACTTGCAATAAAAGCTAGGGAAGATGAAATTAAAGGAATTGAAATACAACTATTAAAATTAACGGGGAAAAAAGATGTTGAGAATGAAATTTATAACTTAAAGAAAAAAGCTATAGATGAGGAACTAGATGGTTATGCCATGTTGGGACTTAGTGTTTCTAGTTTTACTGAGCAAGAAAAAGAAAGAATAATAAATTTACAAGCTCAATTAGTAGTATTAAAAACCGAGAACGACTTATATAACTACCAAGTTGAAATAAGTAAAACAAAATATGAACAAGATCTGAAGGACTTAAAGGTTCAACATGAACTCAGTGCAGCTATTTCAGAACTTGAGTTTAAATACCAGTCTATCAATGAAATTAACAAAGAAATTAGTGACCAGATAAAAAACGCAACCGATGCAATAGATAACCAATTAATTGTTGAGAAAAACGCTGAGGAACATCGTCAGAATGTGTTAGAGATAAATAAAATTATCGATGAGAACCATAAAATTGGTTGGAAGGAACGAATTGATGCTCTCCAAACTGAATTGGACTATTTTATCCTGATACAAGAAAAGACTAAAGAAAAATTAGAACTTGAAAAACTTGGGTTGGAGAACCAGAAAAAAAGTAACGATAATAACATATTAAAACTTCAGGAAGAAAAAGATAACATATTAAAAGATCAGGAAGAAAATGATGCGACCGCAATTCGTTTGAAAAACGAGTTAGATAGTGTTAAAAACGATAAATTTCTTTCAATTGAAGAAAAGCAACAAAAAACTTTAGACCTTCAGAGTAAAATAAATGAAACTGAAGTCAAAAGTCTTGAAAATAAAACACAAATTGCTAACGCTAATAATGAAATTGTTAATTCTAATAATGAAAATTTAAAATTAAATAACCAAATTGATAAGGTTAGTATTAGTATTAATAAAACCGTTACTGATACAGCCGATAAAACAGCGGAAACTACTGCTGAAATTGAGAAACAAAGTCGTGGATACGAGAAACTTCAAGGGTTTATTGCAAACTATGGGGAAGAAATTGATATTATCATGCAAGGTCTAGGACAGTCCATGGAACTTATCGCTTCAATATTCGACGCTGAGTCTGAAAAACAACAGACCAAAATTGATAAATTGAATGCTGAGTATGAGGAAATGAATTCTGTGGAAGCAGATAGACAGGATAGACTACTTGAGTATGAAACAGAATTAAAGGACGCCAATGGTGAAAGATATGATGAACTTCTAGGGTTAATTCAAGAAGAAAAAGATGCTAAGGACGCCGCATATATTTCCGAAGAATTACAGAGAGCTAACATTAAAAAGTTAGAAGACGAGAAAATGATAAAGGAACGCAAGGCGGCACAATGGCGTAAGGCGGCAGCAATTGTTGAGGGTGTTGTTCAAGGTGCACTAGCAGTTATCAAAGCATTACCAAATGTATTCCTTGCTGTGGCAACAGGTGTAGCCGCAGCCGCAAGTATCGCTACGATAGCGGTACAGAAAGTTCCCGATAAACCATACGCTAAAGGTGGTATCATTGAAGGTGCCAGACATTCTCAAGGAGGAGTAAAAATAGAAGCTGAAGGAGGAGAGTTCATTGTCAACAGAAATTCCACAGCCAAGTATTTACCATTACTTAGAAGGGTAAATGATGAGGGTAACCGTAAATATGAAAATGGTGGATATGTTTCTCCAGTACAAAGTATTAATACTAGTGGGATGATAGACTACGATAAATTATCTCAAGCATTAATTTTGGGAATGAGCGCGTTACCAAGTCCACAGGTTTCACTTGTCAACATTTCAAATGGTTTACATGATGTTGAACTTACGAAACAAAATGCTAGTATTACAAGGTAGTCCATATTTTTCTTAATATAATTTTCCATAAAAATAAAAATTAGTATTCGTTATATAATATATTGCAAATGTAATAATAAATATCTTATTATCCAAAAATATGTCTCATAAACTTCCTGTTTTTGAATTTTTAATTAACGATGATGATGATAGTGGGGTAAAATGTATATCGATGGTTAACGATCCCGCTATGGAGTCTATGTTTGTCGCCTTCGATAAAGATAAGCCCAGTCCTAAGTATGTTAAATTTAACCAGTACGAACAAGTAGTCCTTGGTGTTGCCATTCAACCTGATCTTCTTATTTATAGAAATGACGGACAATTTGAATATTATGGAAAATTCAGTAAAGAAACAATAAAGAAAATTGTTTATAAATTCCATAGAGAACAACAAACTAAAAATATGAATTTAGATCACAATGAAAATAAATTCATCGATGCTTATATGGTAGCGAGTTATATTGTTGACTCTGAACTACAAATTGAGGACCTAAAGAACAAAGGAATACCAGATACGAAGATCGGGACATGGATGGTGGCCTACAAAATAAATGACCCAAAAGTATTTGAGAAAGTATTATCCGGGGAATTTAGAGGATTTTCTATTGAAAGTTATTTGGACTCAATATTAGTACAGATGAATAATAAAAGTAAAAAAGAAAAAGAAAAAATGAATAAAAAAAGTATTTTAGATAAGATAATTAATTTATTCCGCTTAGATGTATTTGAAAGTAGTCTAGTACCGGAATTAGGTTTTGAAATTGAATGGTCTGAAGTAGGATTACCAGTTAACAAAGTTGAAGTTGACGCGAATGGTAATGAAACTACAAATCCTGTTGGACAAGGTGAATTTACAACTGAAATGGGTGTCGTTGTAGTTGATGAGTCATCAAATCTTGTTGAAGTAAGAGAATTACCCGTAGTAGAACCAGTAGTACCAGAAGCAACTCCCGAAGTTCCAATAGAAGAAACTTTATCGGAAGCCGTTGCATTGGTAGATCCATTAGTTCCTGAAGTTCCAGAAGTGGAAGTTCCCGAAGTAGAACCCGTAGTTGCACCCGAAGTCCCAGTTGTTGATGTTAAGTCAAAAACTATTGGTGATGTTGTAGGTATAAACGATGGTGAATATTGGATAAAAGTATGTGTTGTTGGAGGTGAAGTTACCGAAGCTGAAGTTAGTTCTGAAACTAATTTACTCAAGTCACAGGTTGCTGAACTTTCGAGACAAAAAATGGAATTGGAAGAAAAATTGAACGAACCAATTGGTGAACCTATCTTGACACCTGAAGTTCCTGTAAAAGATTATTCCAAAATGAGTGCTTACGAGAAGGCCGTATATAAAGCTAACAACCGTAAGTAAAAATAAAAATTAATATTCGTTATATAAGTACGAATAAATAAAAAAAATAAAAATATGAGAAAATTAGATTTCGCAACAGCTTTGACTGATAGTCAGTCATATATTGGAGAACAGGCGTTGAATTACATCCTTGGAGCATTCCTTAAAAACAGAACTGCTGACTCAGGTGCAACTATCGTTCAGGACATTAAACAGTCTGCTTATGTGGCAAAATTAACTGGTAGTTCATTGGTACAAGTTGGTGACAACTGTTCATTCACTGCTGCTGGTACATTGGTAGCTGGAGAAGTTCAGTTGATCCCTAAAACAATGTTCATCAATGTTGAACTTTGTTACAATGACTTGGAAGCTCTTTGGAATGCTGTTGACAGTGCTAACGCTAACTCACAGAACTTAACTGCTGACTTCAACGCAGCATTGGTTGGTGTATTACAGGACGCTATGAATAGCTCTTTCGAGAACGCTATTTGGAATGGTGTATCTGGTAATGGTAGTACTGAAGTATTACTTTTCAACGGTATTGACGCTCAGATCACAACTCATGCATTAACTGGAAACACTTTCACTAAGTCGAACATCATTGGTGAAGTAGACGCAGCTTTTGCAGCTTTACCTGAAACAGTTCTTGAAGACTTATCACAGGTTAAAGTGTTTATGAATAACAAATCTTTGTTACTTTACAAACAAGCACTTATGTCATTAGGTATTAATACCCCTGCTGACCAAATGCCGGCTACTTATGATGGTATTGAAATATATACTGTTGGTAAAATTGCTGACAATAAACTTTATGTTTTAAATCCTAAAAACATCGCAATCGGTGTTGGTGCAATGGATAATTTCTCCCAAATGCAGATATTGGATATGAGACAAACTACTGGAGACAATTCAATTCGTTTGAAACTTCAGGGTAAAGTTGATGTAAAATTAATTTACGAAGCTGAAGCTGTAAGTCGCGGATAAATAAAATGGGACTCATGAAAATGGGTCCCTTTTAATAACAATAAGAAATAATTAAAAAAATAATAATATGGGATGTGAATTAGTTAGTGGAATAGTTGGCGTTTGTGACTATAGCTCATCTGGAGTTGAAAAACTTTGGTTTGCGAATAAGGCAAGCGTAACCGGCGTTACATATAATGCATCAGGAGAAATTACAGGATTTACTTCTGGAACATTGTTTAGTATCGAACCTGCTCTTGACACTGCAACTTTTAGTGATGATCTCGTTGTAAACGGATCACGCAGAAATTTCTTGCAGACAATAAACTTTGGTATTGGTTCTATCGATGCCACTATCCTTGATACTTTAGAAGATCTCGGACTTTCCAACTTAGTTGCCTTCGTAAAAGGTAGTGATGGTAAAGTTAGAGCTTTCGGTGTTAAAGGTACTGGATTGAGAACAACCGTAATGACAGACACCAGTGGTACTGCAGCTGGAAACGATGGTAACATCGCGATAACTTTAGCAGGATCTTCTTTAGGAAAAGCAAGTTTTGTAAATGCGGCTTTCGCCATTACAAAAGGATTGGTATAATCTTATTCTGTTTTCTGTTTTTTGGTTTTAAATTAGTGTAAACCCAGTTCGTGACGGACTGGGTTTTTCATTTTCATCAAGTTCAGGGTTTTGAGTTATATTAATATACATTAAAATTATGTCTTCAATATTGGGAAATTGTTCTTATTCAAACATCGAGATCGTTAAATTATTCATAACTGAATGGAATTCCTCAATTTATCCTACATATAACTCTGATATGGTTACAATATCTTCCTATAATGGGTTAACCAATGTATGGAGAGAAATTGAAACGGAGTCCGTAAACTTCAGATACTCTCAAAAGTTAATTGATGCTTCCAACGGAAAAACATTTGAAGAAAGTATCTCAATTATCATCCAAAATAACGATATGAATTATTGGAATAATGTTGCGGAAATCCTGACAGGAAAATATGTTGTAATATTTATTGACGCGAATGATAATTATTGGACTCTCGCTTGGAGATACGGAGCAAAAGTAGTGGTATATTCACTAGAAAATAACCAGTTTAGTTTTAATTTCATCAGTAATTTCAGTTCCAATTTACTTACCGGTATTGAAAGTACTTATGTCATCAACAATATAATACGATAATATATGGGAGTAATAGACTTTCTTTTAGTTGCCGGTGGTGGTGCTGGCGGATTTCACAATAACCTTCCTGCAGGTGGTGGTGGAGCGGGTGGATATATCTTCCAAACAGGACTTACAATTAATAATGGTCAATTTAATGTTACGGTTGGTGCTGGTGGAGTATCGACGGGAGTTGAAACAAATGGACAGGACTCAGTATTTTCAGGTTTTACCGCAATTGGTGGTGGACATGGAGATGGATATTTATTATCTGGATCCACTGGTGGATGCGGTGGTGGAGCAGGAACATCTTTGACCGAAATTTTATCAGGTGGAATTGGTCTTCAGGGCTTCAACGGGGAAGGAACTCATTATGTGCTATACGATGGTAACCCATATCATAGGGCTGCTGGTGGAGGTGGTGGAATGGGTGGTCCTGGTAATGGTAATGACGGAGGACCAGGTTATACATTCCCAATATTTGGATCTATAATTGGTAAAATTGGTGGTGGTGGAGCTGCATATGGATCCTACGCTGAAGAACGAGGAACGGCAACTGACGGTGGAGGACAAGTTGTGTCTCCATTTAGTGGGGCAACTCCAAATACTGGTGGTGGTGGATGTGGAAACCAATTAGATATGCCTGCTGTTATTAAATGTAACGGAGCATCCGGTGTATTTTTATTTAGAATAAGAAAATCTGAATTTCCATATTATTCATTAAGAAATGGTACAACAGTTTTTGAGGATGCAACATATACTATTCATAAATTTAATCAGGGTGGAACTTTTAATATCTCTGATGAACCAATAGTACTTCCAACCCCAACTCCGACACCTACTAGAAGTACGACCCCAACTCCGACACCTACGGCAACCAGTATACCAGGTGCAACACCAACTCCGACACCTACTCCTTCGGTTACACCGAGTAATTGGAAAGTATTGAGTACCTGTGGGTTCAATTCTGAGAAGATAAGTAAATTATATCTTGGAAATATGGTTACTTCAGGAACTACTATTGAATATCCAATAAATTACAGAGCGTTAAATAAGGATGTTGTAATTGATACATGGGACAAGGTAAATAAAACTATAACAATTGGTGGGCAAATTGTTCAATTGGTTGAGGTATTAAATACCGGGGAAAATATTCTATTCACAGAAAACTTATCAAAGGGTAGTAATGGGTATAATTACGGGAAAAAAATTCAGGTATCTTTATCCGCAATTGACTTAGGACTTATAGTTGATAGTAAAAGTTTCTTGCTTAATAATAATAAGTTCAAACAGGCACCGACAATTGCGTTCATGATAGACGCTGATGAAAACCAAATATGTATTGGATATGATAACCCATTATATCTGGTCACGATGGAAACAAATATTGGAGATGATAATTTACTCAATCTTGTCTGGGAGTCAGTTAGTATGAATAGGATTAGAAATTTTGGAACTACTCCAACACCTAGTCCTCCTGCGCCAACTCCAACACCTAGTGGAACTTCACCCCGTAATACGAATATTACATGGGAATTTAATGGGACTGATAATTCTGAATATCATCACACTAAATTAACAAGTGTTGATCTATTTTATAATGGTGGATATAATTTATCGAATTTAGTGGTATGGGAAACAACTGATGGACCATATATTTCATCAAATACATTTACTCAAATTGATAATACGATATATGGACTTACTGGGTTTACATTGAATTGGTCATATTATGCAAATAATTGTTACGGGACACTAGTTTATGGAACGCTAGAGACTTTTATAAACGGAGTTTCACAAGGAATTATGACTCAAAGTGTTTATCAAGACTTGTATTCTGGAATTTATGGGGCTCCATTTGATGTTGTAACTAGACCGATAAGGTATGGTGATAGTTTAAAGTTCGTACTTAACCATTATATAGTTTAAAAAAAATAAAAAGCGTTATATAATATATATAATTCTCATGGAAAAACTTCTAGATTTGTCAATGTCAGCAGAGTATAACTTAATTGTTGACAAAAACAAAAGTCTAAGTGCATCTGTATCTTGTACATACTTTAGTGGCAATACAGAAAACACATTTGACTTTTTTGTGTATACTGGATCCACACTTACCGTTAAAAATAATTCAGGGACAATTGTTCAAACTTTTTCAACAATTGATGGTTCTATATCACTTCTAGTTGGTGGTGTCTTTAAACTCATTAAAACAGCTGAAGAAATGGATACCGTAAGATCCGGTGAATATAATTATGATATGTATCTTTCAAATACTACATATCCAAAACGAGCATTCCTCAGAGGTAAGATAACTTATATACAAAATACAAGTAACTAAATGAATGTGTACTTTGATGCATCAAGTAGAGAATTAATACTGACGGACAATGAATATTTAACATATTATGATCCTCCAGCACCTCCTGCCGATCCATCATTTATCATGGAGATCACTACAGTCGATCCAAATACCGAATTTTCGGTAATGCAATTTGAAGGAAACATTTTTAATTATGATATTGACTACGGGGATGGAACAATTCTTCATGTAAGTACTTGGGATGACCCAAACTCAATACATATCTATACAGACCCAGGAGTTTATATTGTGAAAATGACCGGAATTTGTGAGTTTTTATTGTTTGGTATCAATGTTCCATTATTGGTAACAAAAATTATCAACTGGGGAACCTTGTCTCCAATTGCAGTAATTTTTGGGATGTGTGAGAACTTAACTGAGATACCAGGTAAACTGGATCCCACTCAATTATCAACGGTAGACTTTTCACAATGTTACTTATTAACATCTCTTCCATCAGACTTATTTGAAGGATGTATTTACATCACAGATTTTAGTACTGTATTTAGAAATTGTATTGGGTTATCAACACTTCCAGCCGATCTATTTAAAGACTGTATAAATGTGACAAGTTTCCAAACAGCATTTATGGAATGCTCAAATCTAACAACACTTCCAGTCGATCTATTTAGGTATAATACATTGGCCACAACTTTTATCACCACATTTACAGTGTGTCCATTAACGAGTATTCCAGCGGGTTTATTTACATATAATACATTGGCCAATGACTTTAGTGGTTGTTTCCAAGATTGTACAGGACTAACAGGTAATGCGCCGGCTATATGGGAAATCGTTCCTGAACCAATTGGTTTTAACTGTTTTTTAAATGATATAGGGTTGAGTAATTACGCATCTATTCCCGCAGGATGGAAATAAAATATAATAAATGAAATAAAATGGGACTAATATTAAATTCAGATATATCTAAAATAGTTGTTAAGGGTGATCCAATATCTATCGCCTACACTGGTGTAACTTCTGGAACCAGTGGTACATCAGGTGTGAGTGGGTCTAGCGGAACTAGTGGTTCTTCTGGGTCATCTGGAGTTGGAACTTCAGGTACATCTGGTACTAGTGGTGGAACAGGTTCAAGTGGAACAAGTGGGTCTAGTGGAACATCTGGAGATACTGGAACTAATGGTACATCAGGTACAAGTGGAACATCTATAACTGGTGGAACATCCCCAGATCTTATCTTTTCAGGTAATACACTATACGCACCGAATATCGATGTAAGTGGAAACTACTACAAAAATGGAGTAATATTTACTAGTGGAACATCTGGAGTTGGTACGAGCGGAACTAGTGGAACATCCGGTATTGCTGGGTCTAGTGGAACTTCAGGTACATCTGGCGTTGGTACATCTGGAACTAGTGGATCTTCAGGAA